TGTGGTTTGAGTTTAACGGGTCTTAAGGTTAACCTTCTACGATTCGTATTCCGTAGTCAGCTATTCCGTCTGGGTTGCTCTGGTAGTGGTCAACGGCGTCAGCTAGTGCTTTTTTGTACGAATAATACAGGGACGAATAGGCAACCCGATAATAACGGGGTGTGGCTGTCTCGTAGTGCCAGTAGATTTGATAGAATTTCATTGTCATTGTGTTTCGTGGTTTGGGGTTTAAAACTGAGAACAACTTAGCACAACAATCGTTAAAAACAAGACATACTTTGTTGGAAACACCCTAAACCATTGATAGACAACCAAATCAAAAAGGATAAAAGTGACAGGATAGCTGGAAACCCGGCGATTTGACAGAATTACAACGATTGTTTGTAATGTTGTGATATGGCTTCAAAGGGACAACAGAAAGGTGATGGACCAAGCGCACTGGCTAAGAGTTCCGAGAATCAGCTCGTGCCCATTAATGAGGATGAATGGGTAGAGTCCATGATTCACCGTGCCAGGAGTGCGTCACAAAAGGTCCTGGATGCCATTGACAACTCGATTGATGATATCCCACCCGAAAACCTGGCTGCTGTATTAGATAAGACTGTGAATGTGGCCGAAAGGATGGCGCAACGCAATCAGGCGAATCTGAATGTTAACGTGGGGATAAAGTTGGATGGTGATGATTTGAGTCATGCTGATTTGGTTGGTATCATTTCCGGTTTATCCCCCTCTGATAATCTCCAGGAGACCAAGCGCGTTAATGAGATTCAGTCTCAATATGATAATGAGAACGAGTCTCAACAAGAGGCAACCAATAAGCAATGGGATGCTAAGGATTCGCAAGTCATTGATATTGAGCCGGAAGCAAAAGACGGCTCGTTGGACCAGTCCGTTGGTAATGCTAAATCGATTGGTGAGGGCACTAGCTAAAATGCTCCTAAACCCAGTGCTCCCGGCGGTACGTGGCCGAGAGGCATTCAATGCCCGTTCACCTAGACCGACCAGGGGGGGGGGCGGTCGAGTCTTGGAGCCACGCAATTATTTACGTATTAGTCCACCCAAACACAATTTTTCCTTTTCAGAGTTGTATCAGCTAACCAACTACAAATGAGCCACAAATCCAAAATAGGTGATCTCGGTGAGAAGGCGTTTGAATATGAGTGCTTGCAACGGGGCATTGAGCTTTGGGCACCTCTTTGGAGTAACCAGCATGACATTGATTTCATTGTTCGGCGTGGTGGCGACATCAAGACGGTCCAGGTAAAGTCTACCAGCACAGCTAAGGCTGATCGGGAAGCATACGGTTTCCGGTGGACCAATTGTAACTTTGACATACTAGCCTGCCATCGAGCTGAAACGCACGATTGGTGGATAATCGAGAACGACGGGAACCTGCCCAAGGGTGGCACCTGGATTACTTATAACGGAAAATGGAAGACGCAACTGAACAACTGGACACCCCTTCTGACGAGCTAACAGCTCAGGAAAAGGAACAACTACGCCAACTGCGAATCAAGGCTACTAGGCTGGAGAATCAGCTAAAGAAGCTCAAGACGGTTACCCGCACTAAGGACAGCGTTCAGCGGGAGAACGATCTACGAAAGGCCAGAGGGCAAGCCAGGCACGCTGAGATGGCTTTGGAGATGCAAGTGGAACGCCTACCCTACGTTGACCGGGTGTGGTATGACGGGTTACCAGCTAAGGTCTTTAAGCCACTACCGGGTCGTGGTCGTCTACTAGTCAAGGTATGGTCCGAGAATGGGAGGATTATCACCCATGAGGGAATACTGGAATTGCCGTATCGGAATATGATTACCTTTGTGCCGAACGATGACTTATACGTTGAGCGGAATCCTAATAACCCGGATCGCTTTCAGTTGGTAGCGGGTAGTGAGTATAACTTTAGGGGAGTAAGGATTAAGTGACCCTACCCACCTACATTAATATCCTATCCACCGAGTATTCGCTATTCGCGTATGACAAACAGATACCGGGAACCGAGGACGACTGGGGCTTATGCGACAAGGACAAGCGTATTATCAGCATCCGGTGGAACCGTGATCCGGTAGCCAATGTGGACACTCTTATACATGAGATCCTACATGCCATATGGTATGAGTATCAGATGTGTGAGGAAGGTGAAGAGGAAGAGATCTGTGTTGGTAAGCTGGCTAGTGGTTTAGCAAAAGTAATGAAAAGGAACCCAGTGTTATTGGACTGGATAAAGGAGCAATTACATGCCTAAGATCACTTATACTGACGAGGTAGTTGTTAACTTTGGAGTCCCATATGAGGAGTTCGTGGGTGGCAAGGTAAACCCCCTAGCCGCCAATCCTATACCGGCTGAAGAGGCTCAGAAGCTATCGCGTAAGGATTTGCGTATAGCTAACCTATGGAAGCGTAACCGGGAGCAGTTACAGTCTGTTGACCCAACGCAATATGGGTGGACCTTTGAACGGTGGCGAGCCATCATGGACGAGTGGGACCAGTATGCTGTGCACACTGTGTATGGCGGGAATAGATGTCTAGCTGCTGAACAAGAGATCTACGATCCGGTTGCCAAGACAAGCCGACGCATAGACTCCATCAAGGAACCCTTTCATGTATATGCTTGGGACGGTGAAAAGCGAGTTATAGCGAAAGCATCTGCGCCCTTCCGGAAAACTAGTAAGCAACAGATTTATACAGTGACTCTAGCCTCCGGTGATGTCTTTCGGGCATCGGGTGCTCACCGCGTTTTAGCTTCAAACGGCGATTGGCTTTCCGTTTCTCAGCTTGAGCCCGGAGTCGAGCTTTGCCATCCTCGGTCCAATTTGGGCAGCGTTCAGCTAAGTCAAAGGCAAGGTGCTCTGCGTTGGAGGAAAACAGTTGAAGGTTTTCAATCCGGTTGTCGTCTTTTACTCCGTTCTTGTGATGAACTACTTCGCTGGGCTTCAGGCGGCGACCCAGATGCTCTTCCATTATTAGACGGTGTTCCCACGCATACTTCTGTTTTCGGTAGTATGCATCCCCTGCTTTCTCAGCCCGACGTTTGTTTTGTTCAGAACACGTCCAATGGTCCGGTTGATAAACCTTTATATAGCCACTCTCGGTTTTTAGACGCCCTCCTTGCCACTCAGGGTGTTCAGGCCCAGAGCGAGGGCCAGTTCTCTGACATTTTATGCCATGCTTTTTGCAGCACTTATAGATCAGTTTGCCGTCTAATCCGAGCTGTTGGCCAATCCAAGCCTGTGTCTTTCCTTCTGCGATCCAGTCAGCAATTTGCTGCACTGGGTAATCAATTGCGTTATGTCTGCCCATTTTGTTATCGTTATAATGTTGTGGAACGTTGTGAAGGTAATACCACAACATCTATTGTCGCCGATGTCAAATCGCTGAGGGAAGACTGGGTTTGGGATATCGAGGTCCCCGAACACCACAACTACCTTATCGGTAACACGGTTCACCACAACTCCAGCAAATCAACGTTCTGTGCCCGCTTATGCGTGTTTATGGCTCAGGTAATACCCGAGGCTGAGATCCGGTGCTGGAGTGTTAATGAGCAATCCAGTATCAATGACCAGCAACGCATGATATGGGAAGCCCTACCCGAAAAGTATAAGAACATGCCCAAGGCTAAGGGTGATAACTTTAGTGTCCAGTATAGCCAGAAGAACGGGTTCAGTGGTCGTAAGTTGATCCTGCCACCATTGAATGGCAAGGGCAAGGGTAGTATTATCCATTTTCAGAACTACCGGTCCTATCAATTGGACCCGCAGGTAGCTGAGGGTTGGAAGGCACATCTAGTCTGGTTGGATGAGGAATGTCCCCAGGCGTTGTTTGAGACAATGGTCTTCCGGGTAGCTGACTATCGCGGTAGGATACTGTTGTCGTTTACGACTCTGAAGGGTTGGACAAGTTTGATTCATGACATCAATGCGGGTGCTGAGACCATTGAGAAGCGTTACAGTAAGCTATTGGACGAGACTGTGCCTTATGAGCAACTGAGCAAGAACCGCTCCCGGTGTAAGATCTGGTATTTCTGGACGGAGGATAATCCGTATATACCATCGGATATGCTAGCTGACCTGAAGACCCGACCCCGTGAGGAACAACTAGCACGTGCTCACGGTGTGTGTGTTAAGAGTAGCACGACTAAGTTTCCGAAGTTTAACAGGCGTATTCACGTTATACCGCATGAGGACCTACCGTGGATTAACAAACGTAACATGGTTGTAACCCGGTATCAGACCCTTGACCCTGCGGGTAAAAAGCCCTGGGTGTGGCTATATGCTGGTGTTACTCAGTCACTGGACGAGGATATGCCCAATATCTACATATGGGATGAGTTTCCCGATAGGAGTTATGGTCATTGGGGTGTTACTGATGAGACTCCCAAGGGTAAGCCTGGTGATGCCATGAAAAGTCTTGGTTGGGGTATCCGACAGTATATCGCTAAGATGATGGACATGGAGGGTGGTATGGATATCTTTGAGCGTGGGATTGATAAGCGGTTTGCTAATCATACTCATACCGGCAGGGATGGGGATACCCGGTTGTTGGAAGAACTGCTACAAGAGGGTGTCCGGTATGTAACGCCGGTTACTAAGCGAGTGGACATGCGTAACGAGATCGAGCTGGGTATCCAGGCTGTGAACGATTATCTGGACTACGATGAGACACGGGACACGGACAGTCTTAACATGCCCCATATGTTCATTAGTGACCGCTGTGAGAACCTGATAGAGTGCATGGAGAACTTTACCGGTGAGGGTGGAACGGAAGAGGTCTGGAAGGATTACATTGACTGTTTAAGGATACTACTGGAGATCAACCCTCGGTGTATTGATATGAGTCAGTTTAAGGCGGGTCGAACGGCGGTTAGGGGGTATTAACTGGTCGAATGAAGGATAATAATGTATTGTCTATATCTAATCACAGACGGAGAGCATACTAAGGCAGGTATTACAAATGACCCTAAGCGCAGGCTGGGAATGCTTCAGACGGGCAATCCAAAACCACTTAGCATCTTGTTAACATGTCCAATGAGGAATAAAGAGGACGCTAGGCAATTAGAGAAGGCTGTGCATGATAAGTATTCAGAGCATAGGATGATGGGCGAGTGGTTCAATCTGACAGGAGACAAGATGATTGACTACGCATTGGATGTAGCCATGGAAATAACCCTCCAGCAGCAGCTTACACTAGTCAAAAATTTAGATGAAGAGGTGATCCTGAATGACTATTTGGACAAGTATGACGGGCATTCCTGGCTTTGCGATGCTACGAGAGAGAGTCTAATGGAGGCAGCTAAGAAGGAATTCAAGTGTTGATTGCTTGACAACTCACAACAAATCATCAATACTCCTGCACCATGCCAAAACACACCATAACCTATGACGCGGTTAAAGAAGCGTCAGAACTCTACGCTGCCCAACGTTGTTTACTTGTTGAGGACCGCCTAATACAAACCTTTGACTACCTATCAGCTAGTGCCAGTCACAGCAAGAGGATCAACGTCGAGGTCATAATCCATGAGTTACAGAACCTATGGGCTGACGACAGCCTGGAGGATTTAGCGGATCACTTATTCTATGAGCCGGTGGAGGATATTGAGCTGTAACCCATGTTCACCAAAGCCGACATAACCGGCATCCGCGTAGCCAAGACCTACCGCATACAGGGACCACGCACCCGTGATCGGGTCACCTTCCGTTGTATGCCACGGACCCATAAGCTACTGGTGTGGTTATCCACTAGAAAGAAGAGTAAGGCACCGTGGGGCAAGAGTCCGGGTTACACCATTGACTACCTACCGCGTATCTTCTACTGGCACTTTATGCGACACCATCACAACAAGGAATACACCTGGCCGGATAAGAATATGGCTACACTGGATTTGATGCAGCTATTGATCGATGAAGGGTTTAGTTGGAACCGGGGCCGGTTACTGGACCTCCTAACGGCCTGGGCGTATTTCTACGATGGTGGTAAAAGGAGGTGCTGGTGATGAACGGCAAAGGCTCCACACAGCGTCCCAAGGACGACAAGTATTGCACCGATGAGGAATTGGAGGAACGGTGGAAACGGGTGTTTGGTAAGAAGGGTTAGATCAAACCGACACCATAGGGGTTTTCTCCTCATATAAGACTCATAAGGACAACGACTGTTGCTCCGATGCAGTAGTGTCATTAACTATCTTCCTAAAAGCGTTAGCTATCCAAGATATACTACTAACCCCCTTTTGATAATGGGGGTTTTTTATGTACTCGTCTAGTAACCGGTTATACGTACTTTCCGGGTATAACGTTTTTAACATCCTTTCCAGTGTTAAAGTATCAACTGCATCAACAGCTTCTTTGGGTATTAGCTTCTTTTTCATCTTTAGTAGATTCGGGGAGAAGGGTAAGTTTCTATCTAGCAGCTGACCGAATTCCAGAACGGTTTACGCTCAACGGAAGTATTACCCGTCTTTTTGAATACTTCTACCTTGACCTTGTATTTGTCACGGAGTCGATTCAGCTCACCGGTTTTAAGGTCCTTTAAAAACTCGTAAGAGTAACCTGTTGCTTTCGACAGCTTTCTGATTGCGGTTTGACGATTCTGCCACCGTTTTACACCCGTAACGTATTTTCGATTCTTTCTCTTCCGACTCTGCTTACGTGCCTTAGCCTTTAGTGGGTCCTTAGCATGTTCAGCCTCATGACATTTCCGGCACAACAATTCGAGGTCTGACATTAGTTCTCTACCTAACCTTGAGTATGTACGATGATGAACATCAGTAGCAAACCGGTCACACCTATTACACGTATTACCATAATGTTGAAACGCGGTTAAACGTTGTTTCAACCAGTGATCACTTAGAAGGTATTGTTGATATTCTGTTTTAGTCATTAGTGTTGTTGTTTCCTCAGCCGGTATTAGATTGGAGCACAGCGACTCCGAGGGATACTGGTGTGTAGCCCTTAGGAAGGAGTCATAAACCCCTTTGTTATCAGCGAGCCGGGTTGTTGCCCCCAGCTCTTATAGACCCTGTTAAAACCTCAGCCGTTTAATGAGTTATCGTTTTGCTTTCCCCACCTAGGAACGGAGTCGACAGTTCCCCTAGGATTTACAGTTCACAGGATGTTAGCTTCCAACTTGGAGATTTCAAGGCACTCCTCGCCTTAGAAAATACTATAACACCACATTATGCATAAAACTGAACATTTGTCAAATCCACAACAACATCCTT